AGAGAAAATCCTGGTGCTGCTGCTGCTATTTGCATTAAGGTTGTTGCTAGTATTGGAAGTACTCCGGCTGATGCGACTGCACTTAGTAGTGTTAGTGGTATAATCATCGCACTCATTGCAACTGCTGCTAATAACATTCCTGGGAATGCAAGGAATCCTGCTGCTCCTAATAGTCCCATCCCTATTCCTGTTGCTCCTAATCCTAGTCCTGCCGCTACTCCCTTATCTGCCATAGTATCTAATAGTTGGTTAAACAGTCCAAAGCCTGCCTGTCCAGCTGTTAACACCATAAACCCTGCTCCTACTGCCATTAATCCAACTCCTAAAGCTGCTAATGCTAATGCTCCCATAGCAATTGGTCCTATAAGGAATCCTAAACCTGCTGCTGCAAGAGCTAATAGTGGTACTGCTATTGAGAATGCTATAATCTTATCTGTATCTACATCTTTTAATAAACTGAATGCATATGCTGCTGGTATTAAAGCTAGAGCGACTATTCCTAAAGCTAAGGCTCCTTGTATAACGCTACCTCCTATCTTACCCATAATGGCTAAAGTAAGCCCTAACATAGCTATTGATCCTGTAAACGCTAACATCTTAGCAGGATCAACATCTTTAATAATCATCATAGCAATTGCTAATCCTCCTGCTATTGCAACTCCTGCAATTCCTAATGCTATTGCTCCTTTTATTATCTCACCCATCTGTTTACCCATACTGGCTAAACCATCTCCTAGTCCTTTTAAGAATCCTTTTACTCCTCCACCTTTCTTTTCGTCTGCTCCTCCTGCTGATCCTGCAACGTCTTTTGTCTTATCTGCTGCACCACCCATTATTTTATCTTTCAAGCCTCCAACTCCTCCTGTAAAAGCTCCTTTAATAGCTCTACCTACTCCTCCAAAGGCTCCTCCTAATAGTTTAGCTGCAACAACTCCTGCTAGAATGTACGGAACTAGTGGAAAAGATAAAATACCTGCTAGTATATCTAAAATTGGTGTGAATACTTGTACAATACTTCCTAAGATATCTTTTACCTTATCCATTGCGTCTCCTAACTTCTCAGAAGCACTTCTACTTTTCATAGATTCGTAAGTTGCTTCTCCGTATCTATCTTTAAATTCTTTTGCCGATAGGTTGTTTAAGTCTTGTTGTAGGGTCATTTGTGCAAGCTCTTCTTTAGATATTCCTAAAGCATCTGCTGCTGCTTGTTGTGCAATAACGTTTTTAGTTGCAAAGGCATTTTTAATTCCCTCTTGCTTTCCTATCTCTTCTGTCAACTTAGCCATATCCCCTGTTAGAGCTGCTTCTCTTGCTTTTGCAAGATTAACTCCTCCTCCTAAAAGTAAATTTGCTTGAAGCTCATTACCTATAGATTCTTCAAAGTTAAGCATACTTTCTGAGATCTTCTCTACCTGGGCTAGTGATAATCCTAAAGCTCTTGCTTTTGTAGCTGCTCCTGCCATTGCTTCTACATTTTTACCCATATTTAGGTAGGTAGATTTAGAAGCTCCAGCTACATCATCCATTACTTCTTTAACATTAATAGCAGTCTTATTCTGCTTATTAAATGCTCCTACAGTAGCAACTGTATTTCCTAAAATTGCTTCTGTATCTTTTCCTTGAAGTCTTGTATATGTTGTTAACTGTGCTGCATTGTCTGCTGACATCCCTAATCTTTCTGTTAGATTAGTTGCACTTATTAATGCTTTTCCTCCTAAAATATCTGCCGATACTCCAAGATGTTCAGTCATCATTGCAAAACTCTTATTAAGTTTTTCTGAGGTTATAAAGTTATCACCACTAGCTGCGGCAACCCCTTTCATCTCCATGTTCATCGCGTAAGCGCTTTCATAGCTCATTCCGGTTTGTTTTCGGAAATCTGCCATGTTTTGGCTTCCAGCGGCAAGTTGTTGTACAATGAAACCTATGACTGCTTCTGCACTAAACAGAGATTTGGTAAATCCTTCAGCAAGAGTTTTAATTCCTGCCATTCTAACTGACATCTTACTTCCTTCTTTCTCTCCTCTAGCAATAGCGTCTGCTTCATCTTCCATTGCTTGTTTAGCAGCGTCTACATTTAGGTAATTAGACATTGAAGCAAGTCCTAGAGCATTCATAGAACCTTTCATACTACTAAGTATTGCTCCTGTAGCTCCTGTAAGTTCGTTTACTTTCGTTTCGTACTCTACACGGGTTGCTAAGTCTTCGTTAATTTTATCTAAGAGCTCTTGTTCTATTTTGAATCCGTCAAGCTTTGCTGATAGTAATTCTTTTTCTTTTTCGCTTAGTTTATTACTTCTAAGTTTAAATTCAATTTGTTGTGCGGAAAGATTGTGAAGGTTTTTATCTTTTGCAAGTTTATCTGCTAATGCTTTATTCTCATCTAAAGATAATTGGTATTTCTTTTTTAGATTTTCGATCTCTTTTGAGGAAAGATTAGAAATATCTCCTTGGCGATCTTGCAGTTTCTTTAAGATACTATCCATCTTAGTATACTCAGCAGCTGCTTGAGAGGTAATACTTCTCTGTCTACCTAGTTCTGAAGAAATACTCTGTAGGGTTTCTCTCCCTGCTTTGTATGCTTCGTTAAGGCTTTCCTGGTTTCTTAAATTACCTGCATTATTTTGATCTGCCATCTACTAAAGATTTTAATATAAATAGCTAAAGCTCCTATTATCTAGAAGCTTTTGTGCTATAGTCCGGTGCTTTTATACGTCCGTTTTGCAATACCGATGTTTTACCTGATTGCTGTTGTGATTGTTGATTTTGCTTTTGGTAATATTCTACCATAGTTCTATGAATGTATTTTCTTAACCATATTGGAAATTCGTAGACTGTTTCAAAAGAATACCCTCCATTTCCGTTAAAAACTATATCATGTAACTGTGAGAAGAGTCCGGCTCTATAATCCGGCGTCAGGCCAAAGAAAGCTAACCCCAATTGGGATATCAACCCCTCCTTCAGGTCCGTCTTCTGGGAAGAATCTCAAATCAACATCTGGCTGTACTTGTCTAATGTATTCTCTAAATGCTCTAGAGTCTCTTGCTAGTAGAAAGTTATCAACAAAATCTCTAATTGTCTTAGGTGTTGAATCTCCTTCTACTGAGGTGATTATCTTTTTTAGTCTTGTTGAAAGTTCAGGAGAAGCATCTTTTGTTAATTTTTTCAATCCTTTTACTTCTTGATCAATCACTTGTTCATCTGCATGAGTAAGCAACTTAAAAGTAATACTTGTTCCGGAAGCTGGCATTGTGTATGCAAACTCGTTTTTACCTCCCTTTAGTGCATCGTAATTGATCTCTTTTGGTTTTAATTCTGCAAGATCAACCATTTCTTTTTGCCCTTTGTATTCGAATTCGTAATCTTTTCCGTATCCTAACACTCTAGAAGCAATTAAAATTGCATTCTTATCTCCTACTAAAAGATCTCCGTAATTAATTGGAGTTACAATAAGAGATTGTAGTAATTTATCAATAACTACTCCTTGTTGGATATAATTTTGATTTGTTAGAATATCTTCTTCACGAGCTGTCATGTATTTCATTTCGATTTTACCTGATGCTAATGCAGAATCTTTTGGATAAAGTAATCCTTTTGATGGCAATTCTACCATTTCGGTAGGAAATTTTTGCTTTTGTTCCATAAATTTTATTTGTTAGTAACTTTTTCTATATATAAATATATGAAAAAAACTTTTTTAAAACAACAAAGCCTGGCTACTGCCAGGCTTGTTACTTTTACTTTGTAATTTATTAGTAGTTTAATACACAATAGTCCATTGCTACTGAAATTGCAATCTCTACTACTCCGTCAGAATTAGTCCAGTCAAACTGTCCAAACTCACCTTTTGTCAAGAAAGCTCCTTTAATAATCCACTCTCCTACGATATCTCCAACAGGACCTAAAATGTTTAAAGTTAAGTCTTTTTTGTAGAAATCTGAATAACCAGCTCTACCTGTTACTGATTCATATCCTAAACGAGCCCATTCCATTACTGCTTGAGCACCTGAAGGTGTGATTGGTGAATATAAAGTCATATCCATATCTTGCCACTCTCTTTTACCTCTAATTTTTCTGTAAGAGTTAATGTGATCTAATTTGATCATAGAATCTTGGAAAGAAGGTGCTTTCACGTTTTTAACCATGAATGCTGGGATATTGTCTATATACATTACGAACCTGTGCTGAACCATTGGTTCGAAGGCTCTGAACATTATTTCGTTTGGATCTAATACTGCCATTTTATTGTTTACTTATTTAATTATAATACAAACGTTGCTCCTGTTGGTTCAATTGTGAAGTCTAATACTACGAATTCAATTGTTTTAGCTGGTTGAATGTAGATTTGTCCTATTAATTGATTTCTATCAACTACATCTGCTGAGTTGTTAGTTTCGTCCATTACTACTCTATATGCATAAAGACCTTGTCTTTGTACTACTGATTCTAAGTAAGGATTAACCGTCGCTAAGAATTTATTTCTTGTTGCAATAGTATTTTGTTCGAATACTAAGTTTTTAGCTTGGTCACCAATGAACTTCTTAAGTTCTATTAATACTT